GAGCTATTACTTGAGTTGCCGCCGCTTCTGCTGATCCGGTACTTCTATTTAGTCCGAAAGTGACAGTATTAGGTATGTTTGCTAAAGCTGTTGCTTCGGTATCTGGCTTTGCTGAAATATGTGCAGATGTTTCAGCATCCATAACAATATTAGCAGTATCGTTAGAGTTAATATTAAAGGTAAAATCTACGCTTCCTCCATTGATTTCAAAGAGTAAATACCCAAACTTAGAAGGTCCTGGTATTGTATAGTTAGATGTAAAGGCAGAGCCTGTAAGGCCATTAATAGCTCCTGTCACACTTGTAAGGTTCATACCTGAAACAGTATTTTCTAAATTTAAACGTACAAGCTCTCCCACTTTTACTGCCCTATCTAAAGCATCCCCTCCAGGTTTCTTTATACTAGAGGCTCTAGTTAAGTTGGTTTGTCCGGAGGCTGCAAGGGTTGATACATCTACTGTAATAGTTAAAGGGTTACTCCTATTTCCAAAGTATTCTTCAGATACTTTACTAGACATTTTTGTAGTGGGTATGGATAGAGAAGTTACTAATTCAGTACTTGCTGTTAAAACCAACTCCTGAAAAGTAGTAGCATCAGTTTTATCTACATTTCCTGTAAACAAATCACTGGCTGTTGAAATAGGTGTACTAAAATTTCTTGCAAATTGAGTAATAGCAGAAGGTGTAAATCCTCCAGTATTAGAGTCAAAGTATATATTATTATTTGAGTCAAATAGTTGTAAATTATCTGCCGTTATTTGACCTTCTTTGCTCACTCGAAAAGGCGCTAATCTAGGATTATCATTACCGGCATATATTCTAAAATTAGAGTCTGCTCCGTCTAAGGCGGCATAACTGGAAGGAATTATATTACCTGCTCCAGTTCTATTGAATACCGCAATAGTACCTCTAGGGCTAATATTATAGCCTGCGATACCTTCTGAGGCTAATTCATTTGCATCTACAGAGCCATCCTGTATTTCTGAACCTGTTATTGTGCCTTCGCCGGCTCCCCCGCTAAAAGTACCTGTAGCTCCACTAATATCTCCAGAAAACGACGAAGTACCATCTGAATTAATGAAAAAATTACGAGAGTGTAAAGACCCTTGATTATGAATAACAATACCATTATTATTTAAAAACCCGCTAGCAGTTATATTTTCATTAGATGCAAAAGATAAATTAGAACTGAACAGCCCTTCTTCGTGTATTTGCCACCCTCCTATCTGTCCGGAGCAAGCACTAATATTTCCCTTGAAAAAAGCATCGCCATCATTATCTATATAAAAATTCTTAGCATGAATTGACCCAGTTTTTCTAAGAGTAATTCCTGAACATGCAGAAAATTGAGAAGTATAGGGTCTAGTTCCACTATATATAGAACTTGCACTTAACTTCCATCCCGCTACTTCTCCTGAAGTTGCATCAATAGCACCACCTGTTGTAACAGAAAACGGAGAATCAGAAGTATCAGTACCCCCAACAACTATACCATTTTCATCTATTTGTATAGAATTTATTCCTTCACCCATTTTAAAGGGACGACCAGAAGAAGAGTTCTCAGTACCTTGCCTACTCCAAAGACTACCTATCTCTGAGTCCGAAAAACTTCGATTTGCAAGCCAAACGTCAGTGAAAGCACCTACGAAGCCGTTATTTCCACTAGCCCAACCACCTATTGTTAAAGGTTTGAGTAGTATATTTCCATCAGGCTCTGATGAGTCATTAGGTAATAAAACAGAATCTTCATCAAGAGATGCAATAGGAATTCTGTCAATATATAAGTATGCTTTATATCTATTTTCTTGTGTATAGTCATCCGTAGACAGGGCTACCTGGTGCCAAGCGCCTTGTGAAACTATAGAGGACATGAGAGTACTGCTTGTAGTTTCATCTACTAAAGATATTGTTTGATCGCCGGAACCACTTTGATTTAACTGTAAAGACCAGAGATTTTTTCTACCTATTAATATAGCATCATTTTCCCCGCTAGTAGAATCTGATCTGAACCACATCACAAAATCCCCTCCTGAGTTATTTGTGTGGCGGTACGCAAAATTATCTCGTAAAAGTCTAACATATTGAGAGCCGTCTAGTAGTATTGCATTACCTATAGGGGATTCACTAGTTATAAGTGCGCCTGGGCCTACGACTTCAGCAACAAAATTAGAAACTTTTTTATTAACTCCTACTACTTTATTATTAATCATACTATCAAAAGTAAAATGAGCTATTATAGTAGAAGATTGTGAGGTAGGAGACAACGAAGGAACTAGGGTAGTGTCTAACGTAGTCATTAACTCATGTTCGTATGTATTTTGTCCTGTTTTATAAACTCTTGCAATTATACTATCTTGCAAGGGATCTATTCTAAGATTTACTCTTCCAAAGGTATTATCTTCTATATACTCAACCTTTTCAGGGCTAGCTATTTTTAATTCTGTTTTTGATATAATTTGAGATACTTTACCTATATAAAAAGAGTCATTGGCATGTTGTGTGGAGAATATAGTATCGCCTTCTATTAGCTCACCTAAAAAATTCGTATTATTTCCGGTAACAGTTGAACCTGCTACGCTTATTGTACCTGTTAAGGCTACTCCGTAAGAAGAATTTGATTGTCCTACAAAGTCAGACTTTTCGCCTGTTCCTGCATCATACCAAAAAAAATCTTTATGTCTTGTCTCTAGTTTTATAAGTCTTAATTTATCTATACTATCGTCTGCGCTCAATAATATATAATGTGCAGAAGGTAAAATTCCTGAGATCTCTGCAGATTCTGTAATTTCTAAATTTGATAATATAGGTAAATTATTTAAAGGTTGTTTATAAGTATCTTCGATACCTGAAAAGTTTGTAGCAGCTATAGAGTCTTTTCCGGAAGGTTTAAAAGTCCAATCATGCTGCTGTATATAAAATACAAAAGCATCTCCTGTACCTCTAAAAAATGTTGGGCAACTTATAGAACCTCCTAAAGATACGCCTCCTATAGTTCTAGAATCATCGGAAGATCCTTTTATCTCTTTAACCTCTATAGTTTCTGCGTACATTGCAGATTTTCTACCTATATCTGAAACAGCTTCAATCTCAACCGTATAAAATCCAGCATCTATGTTATTATATGTTAGGGAGTTAGCAGGAGCTTCAACTTCTCTATAGAAATTATTCTCTCCGTTAAAATCAGTACGCACGACGTATTTTACAATATTATCTGCAATAACATCTTTTTCGGTTGTAGGGTGTTCCCAAGATACTACTATTTGTCTTGACATCTTATTTTTAATTCCTTACGTTATCTTAAAGAATAAATCTTTAACTGGAGAGGGTTTTTTAGGGGCGGCAAGTACGGAACCTTGCCCTTGGGAGGTTTCAACAGGCAGTACTTCAAGACTACCAATTCCTGAAGAACTTCTCTCGCCTTCTAGCGTAGGCACACTTACCTCTAATGGAGATGTAAAATCTCCTTCATTTTCTATATCATAGAATTTTTCATTAAAATGTTCTACAGCAGTTATAGATACGCCTCCATTACTACCCTCAGCAAGTGACATAATCTTATATTGCTTAGCACTATTTAGAGTGGTATTTCCTTCGGGAGATGTTTCTTCTATAATCCATACACTATCTATTTTTGGTATTTCAACAAAAGCTGAGGACACAGTTACAAAACTTAAGGGGGTTGATGCAGAGTGGCCTCCCGGAAGTGTTATATCTTTTGTTTGTATCATACTGTGCTCAGACCAAGATAGTATTAAAGACTCTCCACTTTGATTTGTTTTACAATTAGTAGCTTTCTCTTCAGTATCTAAAATACCATAAGTATACGACCCGTTGTTATAATACCAAGCTTTTTGTATAAAGTCTCCCGCATAATAGCTCGTTTCATTGCCTAGGTTGTCTGTAATAACTATTGCTGTATTAGCAGTATCCATGGATAGTAACGCACCTCCTGTAGGTAACAATATAGAAAGTTTATAAGTATTGGCAGGGTCTAGGTATACTTCACTATCTAAAGGAATATTTGTTGTACTAAGGGTTGTAGCTGTATTAGTAGATGATATTCTACCCGCTAATCTTTTTCTTGATGGAGCCATTGAAGGGTCGGATATATTTATTATATCTCCTGGAGACAAAAAATTACCTTCTATTGAAGCTTCAAATGATGCTATTCGAGTTTGATTTGCTGCGGTCCATAATTTCCAATATCCATATCTACGGGCCTGAGTTTCGCTAGTACATCCAAATGCTACTGCTTTTTCAGATAAAGCTTTTCCTGTTTTTATTATATTCTTTCTATCCTCTACAAGTAATGCTTCTAGTTTAAACTGATTTGCTGGATTGTTCCAAGTAACAACTACTTGATTAGCTCTAGTTTTACTACCTGTTGTTTCATATTTAATATTACCATTTATTATATTTGCTTTAGAGAAATTATATATAGGATCCTTTGGCATATCTATTACAGGAGTAATTTTATTATTATGCCAATAAATAATACCTCTAAATATTGTAGCCATATCTTTTAGTAATTTGTAACAGTCAACAGGTCTAGTAAGATATAGATTACAAGTAAACCTAGGTTCGAGGCCTCCTTGCCCATTAGATACTAACTCATCACAGTATCTTGCAATTCTATATAACGCATATTTATCTAAATCATCGGCATTTACAAAATCTCCTAAGCCATACCTATTATTCGTAACTATATCGTAGAATACCCAAGCAGGGTTATTTGTATATACCTTCGTATCTCTAAAAGAGCCATCCCAGTTTACGTAGCTTCCACTATTAGTACCATTACTATTTCTATTATAGTTTGCTATTCCTGAAGAAACTTCTTCTCGAGTCATATAATTATGTGGTACGCTTACCTTCATGCCTCTAACATGATAGGTTACTTGAGGCATCTGAGTAAATTCTTGAGTACTGAAAGTAGTTTTTGCAAGCGCGCTATAAGGAAAAGTTGTTTTTTCTAGGATAAAAGTGGTACACGCACCTATATTAGAAGTAGCAAAATGATTTGCCCAACCATCCTGTCTGCCTATTTTAGTATTAGAAGCCCCCGCATAAGCATCTCCCGTGTCACAAGTCATTCTTTGTATAATAATCTTAAAATCATCAAAAGGGGCAAACTTAGCTACGTTTATATCATGCTGGGCCGTAAACGAATCTTCTGTATCTCCTCCATGGGCTAGCATACTAGCAATTTCAAATTTTTCAGGATTAAAACTAGTTTGATCAGTATCTTTTAATTGTAAAAATACTCTATATTTAGCATATCCGCTACCTATATGCCCTTTCTTTTTAGTTCTATGATATAATCCATTTGGATAATCAAAAGTTAGTCTTACTTTATCAGCCTGTCTTATTTGAGCTAAAGTAAGGTTAAGTCCCGTAGTGGAAGATGCTTGAATAATAGTATCTTCTACACCCTCATGTTCTGTTTTTGTACTATTAGGGTCAACTACAAAGTCTTCGTGTTGTTTTAACTCTGCGGCCGGTGTAGGAGTTGCTGTAATTGCTGCAGCTATATCTCCTGCAAGTGTTTTTTGTATGCGATTGCCTACCCTAAATTCTACCGAACCCCCTTTAAAATTTGAGTTTGTTAAATTACTAAAGGAATCTATATTGGGATTAGCAGTTTCTCCATCTACAAATGCTTCTCCTATATTAAAGTCGTAAGTTCCTGTGGCCCCGCCCCAGTTATACTTTAATCTAACATTATTTATATTTTGCCAGTCTCTATTATCAGGAGTATAAAAATGTGAAGATAAATCTGTAGAAAAAGAATCACCATGCTTTCTCCATTCAAGTTTAAGATTGTCGGCTTTATAAAAACAAAAACGAATAGGATAATATTGGTCTTTCTGCAAATATATCTTTTTAGAAGTCACAGGAGATTTTCCAGGTTTACCACTGCTTCGTCTTCCCCCGTTGGTAGCCGGTTTAGTAAATGCTATTTGTCTGTGGTGAAGTCTAAAAGTTCCTCGATCGGTACACTCCTCCCCTAACCATAAAAAAGCGTATGCTTTACTAGTTAGTTTAAATTCGTATTGACCCGAGCTAGGAGGTCTGAAGTACCCTATATAAGTATATCCATGTATCTCAGAACCTCCTACATTTACAAAACTACTTTTTACATTTACACCTGTTCCAGACGCTAATACCCCTCCATCCGTTAAACCAGTAGAGAAAGGAAACTCTGCTCTACCTTCTCCCGGATCAAAAGCCCATTTTATATTATCAGGAGCACCTTGATAGTTTTTGCTATGCCTACCTCCAGTTCGGTAAGTTTCGGTACCTGCTCCTGCCATAACAAGGCCTCCCGCAGTTAAACCAGAATTAATCTCTACAGGTTTAGTTACATTTAGGCTTACTTCGTCATCTATCTCTAAGGTATAACTACCTGTAGGGGGTAAAAAAGATGTACTTCCATTACCATCACTTGGTAGCCATGTGGCAGATCTAGCTGATGCAATACTATGTATTACCCCTTCAATGTCTACATAGCCTGATGCAGGGTTTCCTTTAAGACGCGCGGGTAAGATTGCTGATCGTTCAGGTACTCCTATAGGTGCTAGTAATTTTAAACTATGTATGGATTCTGCGTTATTTGCATTTGTAGTAATATTGATCACATCTTTTACATCCTGAGGCTCACTTTCAAAAAGCCGAAAGTTTGATGCAGCCTTGAGAATAGTATCACAAAGGTATATGTCGGCCCCTCTTTTAACAACATAATAGGTTTGTCCACTAGTTAAACCTGCTACATTATTTGTACCACTTATATGTGTATAGACTACAGCTGCAAAAGTATATAGGCTCTTAAATTGGTCAAAACCACCTGTCAGGTGTCCATCTTCTACTTCGGAGCTGTTAAACTGATAAGTATTCAGTTTATCTTGACCTTTTCCGCTTATCATACCACTATTAAAAAAGTCCGACGTAGTTGTAAGAACAAGACCTTGCTTATCCCCTATAGTAGTTTCTGTCGTTGTACAAGTTATACTTCCTTTACCTTTAATAATATTTACAGGCCTGCTTTTAGTTAGTTTTGTACTTAACTCTATATCTATTTCACTTTTAGAACTAAGAGTAGCAGTATTCGATCCATTAGTAAGAAAAATTTGTGTGCTGTAAGAAGAAGAATTATTACTAGCAGCAAAAGCAGAATCCATTAAAGGTATTCCATCAAACATAACACTTGCCGGACCTTCCACAAGACCTGCTATAGGCCCTTCAGAGATTAGATCCATATTATGTATAATTCTGGCTTGAGTTCTAGTCTGTCCTTCTGCAAACCAATCTTTTGTTTTTGATACTGCATCAGCTGCTGCTTTTCTTTTGTCTTGTGATGATAAGGCCATAATTATCCCCCCTCGGTTGATACTGTAATATTGTTTTGATTATCTAATTTGTGTACTGGATTTGACATGGTATGTCCTTCATACGTATACACCCCTATATTTTGGCCTGGTATCATTAGTTCACCGTATAGTACGGGTACAGGGTCTCCTTCAATAATATTTTTACTATTACCTTGAAATAGATAGTTCGTAGGTTCATCTTCGTCTTCGGCAGGATCAGGCGCCAGCATTTTTTGTAAACCTTTCATAGCAATATTGGTAGCAATAGTTTTATATATAAATACCCCTAGTTTTTCAGAGAATGTGGCACTGGCCCCTAACTGTGGAGCAAATACAAACATTACGATAGCTACTAGTGTTTCTAAAACACCACTGTCTCCACCCGCTCCCGCAGGTATAATACCCATCGTTACATCGCCTTTCTGTAGAGGTAATAAAACATCTAAAGGATCATCTATCTTAGTTTCCTCTACTAAAAGAGAGATGCCAAGTTTTTGCTCTGCACAATTTAATAAGTACTCCCTAAAACCAGGCTTATTTACGTCCAGGCACTTAAAAATATCTTCCAGCTTATCTCCTTCTATTTCGAAGGTACTGCCGAATTTTTCGCCCATTTCTCCTGTTAAATAAACCTTACGCTTCATGTCTGTAAACTCCTGTTATATACTGTGCCCAAAAAGGAAATAAGTTTTCTTTGCAAGATAACCTATTAACTGCGTGGTGAAAAAAGATATCTTCACCTAAATAAACTCCACAATGATTAGGTACTGGAGAGTTTACCGAAAAAGTAATAAAATCATTTTCTTTCATTGTCTCTACTTTTTTAAAATCCCATGTTTTAATGTAATCTTCCGAAAAATAATTAATATCTTTTAACCACCAATGCTCTTCAAAAGGTATTCTATTTGGGATGTCTAAACCTTTTTCTAAGTAAAAGTCTCTAGCAGCCTCAAAGCAATCATTTGTACCAAACTCATACTCTCTTCCATATAAACTTTTTGTTTTACTTTCTGGGACTAGCTCATACATTTCCATATTTGGGTAACTAAAAATGTAATACTTTAAACCTGTAGCATTACAATATTTAATATCAAAACTGCTAGGTTTACAATCTCCGTCCGGGTGGCTATGAACGGTGGCGACTATATCACATCTTTGAGCTATTTTTAAGTATTCTCTAGAGTCAAAAATAAACTCTTCGGTTCCTGTAGAAATATTTTTACAAGGAAACCACTCTAATTTACCTTTTACAACTCCTAATAAACCACAACCCTCTCTAGGGTATTCTTTTTTAAAATGTTCTTCTATTTGCTCTAAAAACTCTATCATTTAAACTTGTCACTCCCTGGGAAAGCTCCAAAAGGTAAATTTCTCGTTGAAACGTTTCCAGTTAATCTATTATTTTGATGATTACTTCCAAATCTTATTCTACAGGCTTCTAAAGTTTTTTGACAACTATCAGCAATTGTCCAATAGCTGGAAGTTAGATTTGGAGTTTTACTTGCTGATTTATCGTGCTGTCTTATACACTTCCAAACAGTTCTTTCGTGTTCTACGTAGTCTCCTACATCAATCTGAACAGAATTGCTTAATGAAGTCCAAACGTCATAAAAAAAGACTCGCTGCCAATAAGCACTTCCAACGTTTTCAGGGCTTTGACCTGTAGAGACTCTATCAGATCTGTAAATAAAATTATTTAAAGTTACAAAATTTTGTGCGCTATAAGTAGTACCGGAAAGCCACGCATTAGCAGTAGTACGTAAAATTAAAGGCTGATTATACTCTGTGAAGTAACTCCTAGCCCCATTAGTTTTTACAGGCTCCCAATCACAAGCTCCGCAAAGTTTATGTGAAGGAGTATAATCAGGCTCTAAACCTCTATATACCCAACTACAATACTTTCCTACTACAACTCTTCTAGGTAGTTGTATATTATTTAGATCAAAAGGGTTTGTTAATTCATATTTTATATATAAACTATTCTCTTCTGCTATTCTATCTATAACATAGCTTTCTTCAGGAAATTCTGTAGGGGCGGAGCTGTTGCTTCCTGAACTAAGATATTTCTCTAAAGTTCTTCTTCTAGTTAGTCTTGCTCCTACTATGTCATCAGCACTTATATCCCCTAAATCAGTTCTAAATTCTGTTAGAACATTTGCTACTGTTAATACCGGTCTTGCAGGTGCTCCATCTCCTGTTACTTCTATACCTTTTAATTCCAAAGGTAAGGCTACGTAAGTTCTTGTAGTGTAAGGAGCTTTAGAGTCTCTAAAGGTTATTTCGGATAGGTTCGATCCTAGGCCAGGATGAAAGTATAGAGTTGAAGAATTATTGTCTCCAAACTCTAGTACATATAAATCCAATAGACCACTAAGTACCTCTTGAGATTGTAAATCTGTTGCTATTATATTTGTCATTAGCTTTCATATACTCTTTTAAAAGTTGCGTTACAACTATAAAAATTATCTTGTACATATACTTGAGACCAAGAAGTACAAACTACCTTTATAGTATTTTCAGCGGCGGCACCCGCAGAATCTTGAGCTGTTGCAGGAATAGTAAAGTCAAATTTAGTAACAGCGGCTCTTATATTAAAAGTTTCTACTATTGCGTCTATTTCTTTCCTGCTTCTATTACTAAAAGCTACCGCATATTCTTCTTTAATATTATTTATACCTTCTACTATTCTCTGCTCATAGCCATCTCCAAAAGAGATTTGCCTAACGGAAGGAGTTACGGTTCTTGTCATATTTTTATCTGGGGTAACTCGTGTGCTATTAGGCATACCTACATTGTTTTCAAGTAAAAAACCTAGTGCCATTATGATGCTCCATAGGGATTAAGCATCCCTCCTGATCGTTTTTGATTTTGTAATTCCTCTCTAACTGCATTTGCAACGGCTCTACCTAGTTTTTCGTTATCAGCACCTCCGTTATTACCTTGAGTGCTTGTTGTTCCGTCGGAGGCTACGTTTACTACGATATTATTATTCTGTTCGCCACCGCCTTTCATTTCTACAGGTATTTTTTTATTATTCGGTAAGGGTACTACAGCTTCTGTACCATGTAGTATTGCAGGATAGCCTCCAGTAGATCCAGAAGCTACGCCCCCAGCTGCATAACCTGATATCTTTGAGCCTCCTGGACTAAAAACACCCCCATCTCTAGCGGCGCCTACGCCTCCAAACCCGAAGAGACTCATAAAGCCACTACCAAGATCTCCTAGTATACTTCCTAGACCTCCGAATATACCTTTGAGATCTGTCCCAGCATCTTTAAATATATTACCTATACCTTCTAAGAAAGGAGTATCTCCTGAAAATATATCTTTTAGATTTGCTGTGAATCCTGAAAATAATGCCTTTAGAGTGCCTGTTCCAGCAGCACCTGTTCCTGTTGTTACAATTTCATCTACAGTTATTCCGCCCCCGGTAATTGGTGAAGTTATACTACCATCTCCTACTGCTGAACCTACCGAAGTACTTATACTACCTCCTATGGTAGGTGCTGTTACAGCCCCTAAAGAAGACTTAGGTTTAAAGAATGAACCTATACTTGACCCTATACTAGTACTGGAACTAACTCCAGTAGCTGTAGTATTACCGCCTAATGCTGCAGTATTTGCATTTAGTGCTGCAGTATTACTATTCATTGCAACCTCTAAAGTTTTTTCAGGGCTTCCAAATATAAAGTCTGTAAACATCTTTGCAGCTTGTTCTGCTAATTGATCTGCTACTGCTTCTACTGCTGATTTTGCAATAACTTTAAAAGCGTCTTTAATACTACTCTTTTCTCCTTTGATAAGGGCTGCGAACTCTGTTTTAGCTGTTCCTTCAGCGGCAGCTTTTGCAGCGTCTAACTGCCTAGCACTTTCCAGTGTAAGTCTTTCTGCAGTAATTAATTGTTCTTTTAGCAGATCTAGTTTATCCTGCTCTGCTATCATTTTTGTATCGTCCGTAGAAACATCATTCTTTTTAAGTATATCCATCGCTTGTTCTATTTTCAACATTTCATTTCGTAATTTTAATACGTTACTTTGTCTTGTCAGTTCTGCTACCTGTAAAGGACTTTTTCCTCGGGAAATAGCGGCCATAGATATTTCTAGTCTTTTTTGTTTACTTGTAATATCAAACTCTTTTTGTCTTATATCTACGGACTGTGTTTGAAATTTTGTTATAAGTTCTAATCTTGTTAATTTGCCTGCCGCTTCAACAGTCATATTTAAAGCTTCTGCAATAGCTGCTAAATCTGCACGACCTTTCTCAGTACCATCAAAAAAGTCAGAAGCTGAGCTATCGAAAGTTAAAGTTGAAAGTTGATCTGTAAACTGTCTATTAAAACTTAAAAACTTACTAAACTGCGAGGAGGTTTGTTTTAATTCTTCTTTAAATTTACGAAACCCTTCAGCAGACTGGCCGATGCCCTTAATTGCACCTGCCTGTGCGGCAAGAACTGGATTTAGTTTTGCAGCTTCAGCATTAACTTGAGAAAATCTAGTTTGTAGTAGTTTTACAGCAGCATCATACTCTTCAGCGGTGGAGGGAATTGTTCCTGAAATTATATCAAGAGGTTTTTTCAATTCTACAATACCTTTTTCTACTGCTTTACTACCTTTTGTTGCTTTTATTCCAAAGTCTGCAAAAGCAGTAGACTGTAGTTTAATAGTTTCATATACTTCCATCATTGAAGCAGCTACTTTTTCATTCTGTTCTGGAATTTGAGATACCTGTTTTTTAACATAGCGCACTATATTATCTGCACCTCGTTCCTGTACGTGCATTTCTTTTAAGAACGTTTCTCCAAGTCCTTGTGCCATACCTTCTACACCGCCAAATGAGAAGTTAGAAAGAATATTTGCTTGTTTTACTAAAGTCTCCATAGGAGAAGCTGCTTCTTTAAATCCTCTTATTAATGTACGAACTTCTTCATTTTGATTTCTGAACCTTTCTTCTAGCGCCTGTGCACTTTTTTCTATCTCTTTGATGCGGTCATCTTTTAAGGTATTCAACAACTCTTTTACAAGAGTAATAGCAGTATATAACATACCAATAAATGCAACAGCACTTAGAAGTTTGTTTACGCCGGATACCATAGTTGCTGTAGACGCTTTGATAAAGCCCATAGTTTTACCGTGTTCTGCCTGTAAAGCTGCAAGATTCGCTTTCCAGTTAAGATACCATGCTTGTACACCAGTCTTTTCTTTTGCAAGAGCACTTAGGTGTGCGGCTTCAACAATTCTAATATTCTTTATTCTTTCATTCTTTTCCATATGATCAAGATTGATAACAGTGGACGTTTTAGACTGGTGTGCTTTTTTAAGTCGTCGAAGAACATCTTCATCAAAGGTGCCGTCTCTCATTTTATCGGCGGTTGCTCCTTTACCTGCTATACCTGCTAAATCCTGAGTTGCAGATTTAGCTAGCTCATCAACACCTGCCATTGCAGGCATTGCAGGCATTAGTGCTCTACCTATAGATAACCCTAATACACTGAATGCCGCTGCAAGTCCATGAATATTATTTGCTAGTGCTCCTGATACAAAGCTTGATATAGGATCTATAAACTCTCCTATTTGCTTTACTAAGTCAGTAAAGCCTTTTCCGAGTCGAGCAACTTGGTTTACATTAGCCCCTACTTCATCAAATTTTTCTACACCTTGAGCAAGTACAGCATTTACCACTGCTTGAGATTTTTCAAACTGTGTTAGATCTTTTGCATTTTTTCCAAGTGTTCTTGAGTAGTCTTTTGTAACTTTATCAAGACGAATAATAATACCAAGTTCGTCAAGTAGCTCCGGTTCTGCTTTGATTGCACCTCGAGTAAGGCGATTGAAAGAATCTGTTAAGTCTCTACCTAAAGCTACAGAAGCATTTTTTGCAACTCTAGCAAGACCTGTAAGTTGGTCGTTTGATAGACCTGCAGCTTGCCCGATAGCGGCTGCTTGTGAAGCATCGTTAAAAGCTAGTATTCCACCCGTAGCTTCTTGAATACGGTCTGTCAATAGTTTCATTGACTTACCAGTTTTCATAGCATAGGCTTCTTGGCCTCGTGTTAGAGCTGCAACATCACCAGCTCTCTTAAGAAAGCCATATGCCGCAGATATAGCAAATATATTAGCAGCAAGAGTTGCATAGGCGGCTACAAGGCCGCCAGTGCCCTGTGCCATTTTAGAAAAGTTTTTAGTAGAGTTTGAAGATGCTTGAGCAGCACCTTTAAGGTTACGATCTGCTGTGCGGGCGCCTTTGCCTACATCATCTAATCCCTTGGCTGCTTTTTTAGATTCAAGACCTAACTTTTTAGTTCTGCCTTTATCATCTACTTCTACATCTATCTCAATTTTATTCTTTGCCATTAGCCTTTTACGTTATGAGTGAAGTTTTGTCCACTGCCTGCAGATCGTTTTCTTTCCTCTGCCTTACGTTTTTGTTCTGCTTTTTCTGCTCTATAATTTACTATAGTATTTTCGTACATTTTCATAATATAGATGACAGTTTTTGGCTCGTCTACATTGTATAGCTTAAATAAGTACTCTATGTTCGACCATTTTTTTCCTAGATAGCTTCCTGATGCTCCATCCCAGGCATCCTCTAAAAAGCCAAATATAAAAAATGCCACTTGAACCTCTACGGGAAAATCCGAAGGCTCTAGCGGCATCTTATTGGGGTCGGGCTCTTGATTTAACTGTTCACAAATTTTTAGATATTTGTCAATACTTAAAGAATCTTCTTCTTTTACGTATCGTTCAAGCAACCCCTGTATGAGGGCTACTTGTTCCCAGTAAAATTTTCTAGATCACTCACTGTTTCTGTAACCCAATTATCAAAATCACCAGAGTTTTTCATAAGTAACTCTGCATTTTCTTGGGTGAAGGGCAGTTGATCGTTAGCGTCAAGAGCTGTTATATCTACCAATAGAAGCTCTTCCAAGTACCGATATTTTAAGCCTGACCATCCTTTAATCACTGCCTTACAGTATTCTGTTAAAAACTTTTCTTCTTCTAAAACTTCTTCGGGTTGACGAGTTTTTTTATTAAATTTAGTAGTTACACATCTTTTACGTAGTTTTACTAGCTCTTCTCTTGCTAAGTAACATAGCAAGACTTTCATGCCTGCATACCCAGGGAAGTCAATGCTAACTGTTTTACTAGGAGTCATAAGACTCGCTAAAGAAACGGGTTTGTCGCTCATTTTATAATTATCCTTTAAAGTTTGTGGAATAAAAAAGGGGGTGAAAATCACCCCCTGTTTCGATTTTCTATTTCATAGTATAGTCTAAAAGACCATAAATGTCAAGAAATATTTTTTACTACCTAAGATGTTACTGCATTGTAGGTGAGTTTAGCTTCATAACTATCAACTGTACTTCCTGGATCTAAACTATCGGTCAAGCCGTGGAATGCAACTTCTAAAGAAATAACATCTTCAATAGAGTGTGTAGGTACTTCTAAGTGACATTGTGGTAGATCGACTTTTAAACTAGGTGTTCCAGTACCTCCAATGTTAAAGGCCAAACTAAAGTCATTAGTAACTACATTAGTTTTTGAAGCAAGATCAGTAAATAATTGATCACTATCTCCATTGTTAGTACTATCTAAATAACAAGTAAAATTACCTGTAATATTACGAGCACCAGTAATGTGTCCTAAAGGTTTATCAACTTTTCCTAAAGTTTCAGGTGTTAAGAAAGTAATATTATTGTTAAAGGAAAGACTACCGCCTGTAAGTATAGCATTATAAACGCCTGCACCACTTCCAGGGAAGTTAGTAGTATCTGCAGCTGTAATAGTTAAAGACGTTAGTCTATTACGAATAAAGTTGTCAGTAGAGGAAATACCATCATTAATTGTTACTGAACCTACACTTTCTTCTGTAATTGCTGAACCAAACCCTGACCAATTAATAGTTGCTACACCGTCAATATCAAAGTCAATAGTTGCTTCATTTACACAACAGCCTGTGAGTTTATATGTCTTACTATCGATTTTAAAGAATAGGTCAAAAGTACCTAATTCAGATACTTCAGAACCTGTCCAGTCTATTACGGCTGTTGAAGCCCCGTTAGTAACTCCGTCCGACCATGTTGCAGCAGCGCCCGAACTTGCACTAGTTAAAGAGTTTTTTGCTACAAAGTTAGCCCATAGAGCTTCTTCTACAGAGTGTACTGCATTTGTGCTGTATCCGTTATCCCAACCGCCCGCTGTAGTTTTTGAATCTATAGGTCTTACATAAGTAGAAAAAGACCATTCGGCAGGTGAAAGAGAGTCGTTGAACATTCTTTTACTACGTCTGCTTTTATTAGACGCAGAACCTTCTCTTGCTTCTGCTAAAGTTACTTCTGAAGTATTGGTTCCCTGTGAAAACGAATAGCCTTCTAGAACAGGAATTTCAAAAATATTAGTTCCTTGTTGCAAGTAAACTTTTGTATCTCTGCTAAAAAATAATGACATTAGTGTCCTCCTGCGTAGCTAATTACTAGCTCGTCTGTACTTTCCATATTAGAAGGTAATGCGTGGAAGGTTGTTTCGAGAGAAATAACGTCTTCAATACTATGCGCTGGAACTTCTAAATGACAGTTAGCCATCTTAAATTCTACTGCAGGCACTCCTTCAGTAATACCTCCACCTATTGAAAAGGTTAAATTAAATTGGTTAGTAATAGTACTTGTAGCCCCTAAAACATCGCTAAATAAGTCTGCGCTTGCTCCCGCTTCTGCATTTAAATAACAAGTTACATTTCCTCCAACAGTCCGTGTCCCAGTAACATGGCCTAGAGGTTGATTAACTACGCCTAAAGTTTCTGGAGTAATATAAGTAATATTATTATTGATATTAATGCTTCCTCCAGTAAGAGTTACTCCTGCTGTTCCACCGGTATTAAGAGAGGAAACTGATAAGTATGAAACTCTATTTCTAATATAGTTAGAATCTTGATCAATGCCTGTTACTGTGATTCCAAAAGCGCCTTCACTTGCTGTCATATCTGAACTATTTGAAACGTGTACTGAAGATGCGCTATAGGCTGGTGAAGCAGTTTTTACCCATAAGTCATCCCCTTTTACAGCTCCAGATGTGGGAGCAGCATCTTGTACATATACACCAACTTCTTTAATAATTTTTCCAAATCCGGCCCAGTTAAGGGTTGCAATACCGTCAATATCAAAGTCAAAAGTAGCTTCATTTACACAACACTCTTCGATTTTATAGGCTGTTGCAATAGTATTAGAATCTGCTGAATCGGAAGAATCTCCCATTAAGAACCAAATATCGGCGGTGCCTAAAGTTGTTTTATTAGACTCTGCAAAACTAATATCTTGTTTATTTGTACCCTGGCTAATATAAGCTGCGCCCGAGGCTGACTGAGATTTAAAACCTAAAGAAGTATAATGAGGTTGTCCTGCAATTAATGCCCAAAGTACTTGCTCTACTGATTGATCTTTACTATTACCTGAGTCGTAGTAAGGTCTTGCGTAAGTTGAAAAAGACCATTCTGCTGGTGCATATGAGTCATTGAACATTTGACGTGCTCGACGACTGCCCCCAGTAGCATTAGCCATCTCGTTAATAGAGACCTCTGAAGCGTTAGTGGCTTGAGAGAATGAAAATCCATCAAGTACAGGCAGTTCCCATACAGTATCTTGGCCCGTTATCTTTATGAAGACTCTCGTATCTCTGCTAAAAAATAATGAATCTGCCATAGTTTTCTCCTATGTTTCTTGAAAAGACTTGGAATTGAACATTTGTTCTTACCAGTATTTTCTAGTATCGAACCTCTATGAGTATTTCTCCTACTCCTAAAGGCTCTAATACACCTTCATCAGTATCAATACTGACTATTGTGATTTGTTGAGTGTATTGAGTCGTACCTGTACGATCTGTATACGCTAGTCTTGAGTTATTTTCGAGTACGGTTTCCACATCTTCTAGCAATTCGTCTAATGCTGTAACTGCGTCCTCGTCTTGTACATAACATCTTACTGTTATGTTTAAAAAGCGGTCTTTATATCCACCGCCTTGATATTCCCTGCTCTCTGAACCTGCGTTAAGATGAATTGCTGGAAATTCTTCTACCTCGTCCCAAAACTTTAGTCGAGGAGACACATTCTCGGATACATCGGATAAAAATGCACCAGTGCCATTTATGTCTTTTAACTTATCAACGATGCCAGCAACTATGCCTAAACGTCTCGTTGTATAGTCTCTTGCTGCCATTACTGTCTCCTAGTGTAAAATCTGCCTATTGCGAACTGTGCTGCTATTTCTCTAATAGACTTATCAATTATTGCTCGAGGATCTCTCTCGGCACTTGCCCATCCTGGTCTACCGTTACCTTGTTCAAATACTTGATAAGGATTTTTTGCATAAGTGTATCCAAAACTAGGAAATCCTTTACGAGTTTGTGTAACATCTGTAACCCTAACGCTTTCTGCAAATCTTCCTGTTTGATTTTCAAGAGCCGGAGGCCCCATATTCTTTCTAACAGTATCTGGTAGTTCTTTATTTATTATGCCAATAAGCTGTAACGGTGAGGAAGAAGGGCCTCTCTTTTGTTTTGTTTTTTTCTTTCTTTTTAACCCTGCTTTTGCAACCGTTGCTTTTGCTAAAGTACTATTTGTTTTTTTAGATCTTTTTTTATTGCCTTCCTTAACAGCACTTCTTTTTGTTAGTTTAGGTTTTTTACTTTTAGGGCTAGTTCTAATATTTGCTTTACTTTCATACTCTTTCATAATAGTATGAGTTGCTTGTTTAACTTTTAATTCTTCTATAGAATCCGAGCCTTTTAAACCTTTAATAGGAGTTGATTCGTCTAGTCTTTCTATAGCTTTTCTTAAGTTTTGTTGAAACTTTCGTTTTTCGTTTCCACTTAAATAACCTGTTGTCTGATTTTCTACACGACTTTGTGCATATATAGTATGCTTGTCTGTTTTATCGTTTCTTATAAAACCTAAATCTATACCTAAAGCACTCATATTATTCTCTAATACTTCTTTATTTGCTGCTGAAGTATAGCTTTCATTGATTGCTTTATCTATTGCATCTCTTGCCCTACTTTCGGCAATACCCTCTCCTTCTAAGTGACCTGCTTCTATTAGGTCTGAACCAAATTCTATTTCTTTATCAGTATTAATAACTTTTCTGTTATACTGTTTTTTCTCTCTATCGTAATAACCGGCTTGAGTTTTTGTTAGTTTTGTTTCGTGGTTCTTCTTTAAAAACTCATTTAGATCCATTATAAAAGAATTTAAAGATTCTTTATAAAGACTTTTTAACTTATTAAAATTACTGTAGTTACCACCTGTTTTAGGATTTTTTTCAACAGCTAAAGTGACTTTAATAGAATACTGATTACTCCTAACTAAAACTCCTCTAGTCTTTTTAAAAGATTTTGCTTGTGTTCTACAATCTGCAAGTATCTTTGCTGTCCCTTTACCTATAAAATTAACTACATCTTTTTTACCAAAAACTTCTAATAAGTCTCTAAATGCAAACTCTTTTTGTAACTCATCTGCTAGTCTTTTAGGATTATAAAAGAAAGTCATCTCTCTTTTATCAGCTTCTCTACGATAAGTAGGATCTCTTCTATACATCTCTTTTTCGAGTTTTTCTAAAAAGCCTTTTAGCCTTTGCCTACTCATTAGAAGTTTTTATATAGATCCAAGACTCTTTTAATGTGGTCAGGGAACGCTACGTTATTACGCTGACTTGAAGATGACTCGTTTTGTATACTAGCACCTGCTAATGTTTGACGAGCTTTATGTTCATCTTTTAAGTAGTAAGTAATCAAGTCAAACACTGCTAATTTTAAATCTGAAGGACAAATTGCATAACCTGCTGTATATTCTACCCTAACAGAGGCTGGTCCTGTAGGCCAGTTTCTTGCAGTACCAGTTGTATTAACTCTATAAACACTATCTGTAGAACTTTCTAAAAAATACTCTGAAGTAGGTAATCCTGTGTAAGAATCACTATAAATATCTCTAATATTTACAGACACGATACTGTTTGCAGGACTCTCTGTTAGTTGTACTAAGTTAGTTCCCCAGTTAATGCTAAAGGTTTCTACGTGTGTTGCTGATAAAATGCTGTTCCCACAATAAGTTTTTACTAATTGACTCACGGAAGTAATTAAAGACTCAATGCGCTCATCTTCTTTTACGCTATTGATTCCTTTATTAATCTTATATTCATTTAAAGATACTAAATTTGCCATATTCTATAAGTCCATTAGTAAAAACTTGAGGGAGGCGAACCTCCCTCTCGTTTTATTGGTTAAAAACCAAATTATGCGCCGCTATATTCAACCTTAACTGCTACATTACCAGTTAGTTGAGTTTTAGTTAGACCCAACGACTGAGAAGCAACAATAATATTACGTTGATTCATAACTTCATAGTCCTGTTCAACACTTACGCCACGAAGACGTGGAACTACGTAACCACGAGTATATACAGCTAGAGCAGAAGTAACGTCTGCTGCACCAGTTTTGAACTCGTTAGATACAATTACGGGAGAACCGTATAGAGCACCTACAGTACCAGTTACTTTAATAGCAAGTTCAGTACCCACTTCATCAAGAGTTTGGAAGTCACCATCACTTAATAGATCATAGTAAGCATCTTGGCTAACAATGTAAGTAACGTCTGCTGGATTCAAACCATATAGACCCATTTTCTTACGTGCGTCTAATAGTTTAAGCGAAGTAACTGTAACTGCCGCTGCTGAACCAGCTACGTTATCGCCAGATTCTACTGCGTCTGCAACAAGACCACTGATGTTTGCTGAGTTGCCATGAAGGAATGAGTACTCTACTTGCTTACCATGAGCACGTGCAATGCTTTCAGTAATCATTGGCATCAAGTTCACTAGAACTGACTCATCTACATCGTTATCGATGAAAGAAGTCGAGATCAAACGATCTGTGTTCATAACTACTTGTTTTGCTTTATAAGCACTTTGAGCACCACCATCAGAACTAGCACTAGCTAAAGTACCTTCTTTCTCGGTATTACCTGGAACACCAGTCCAGTTTGCACCTTGACCATCAGGCTGAATTGGTAGTACAGTAGACTTACCATTTACAGTGATTTCACGGAAAAGAGCTGCAACTTTAAGTTCAGATTGAATTTCTTTCTCAATAAGATTAGAAACTTCCTGATCAATATCAGCTGCTTCAGCAGTATAATTAATACCAGCTTTTTCTTGAAGGTCTTGAGCAAAACGAGTGTTCATTCCTTTACCAGTAATAGTACCAAGTAAAGAAGCATGCATAAACTCTTTACCAAACTTACTTAGATCGCCAGCACCTGAACGGTCAGCAAATTGGCGCTTACTTTTAGACATAGCTTCGATTTCAGCATTTTTCTCTGCTAGGTCTTTTTGGAAAGAAGCAACTACTTCTTCGATTTTAGCGTCTTTTTCATTAAGTTTTGCTTCAACGTCACTCATAAGAGTTTCTACGCCTGATTGTACGCCACTGTCAATAACAGTTTTAATTGATTCTGCTTCTAAAGCTTTCGCTTCTTCGGCTTCTTGAGCTGCTTTAGCTTTTGCTTCTTCAGCTGCTTTTTGCTCGGCTTGCTTCATAGCAATCTTAGCAGCAGTGTCTTCTGCTACTTGTTTTGCAAAAGCTTCCAAGTCGATGTCTTTATTGTCCATCTTGATCTCCTGATCTGCGGATTTCTCCGCGCTTTTCGGTGCGTCACTAGCTATGCTAGAAGTATTAACTTCGTCCTTAGCCAGAGACTGACCGGCTAGATCTACACGATTTGTGAAAGTTTTTTTGAATTCATTGTACTCTTCATCTGAGTCAAATGACTTCGCGAGCGAAAAAGTAGCTGATTGATTGCATGGTACAGATACTACCGATACCTCAAATAACTCAGCATCCTTAATCTTTAGTCCATCGGTTTCCTCTAAATAATCAGCGTCCTTGACCCGGAAACCAACGGAAAAGGCTCCAAGTACGCCGTCTTTAACAAGTTGCGCTACGTTAGCAGGCGCAGCCTTACTAATCTTTGCTTCAAGTTCCAGGCCATTAGGGCCTGCTTTTAATCCTGTAGCTCTCCCAATAGGTTTATCATAGTCGTGATTAAACAAGATAATTGGGTTTTTCTCAAAGTTTGATAATCCACCTTTCTGCCAAGCTTCGCATGAAATTGAATCACCCGCGCGATCAAAGTCTGCTGTACTTGCCATACCACGAATCATCACAGAACCGTCGTCGGTTTCGTGAGATTTAAAAGTAGATGTTAAATTAAAGATTTTATTCATCTTCTATTTCCTTTTTAACCGAGACTTTAGGTATTGGCTTTTTAACTACTTTCCTAACCTTTGGTGCTACGGGCTTGGGTGGAGGTTCAACAATTTTCTCTGTTACTATTTCCTCCCATACTTCAGGAAGATTGACCTTAATAAGTTTTACTACTCTAGGCCATCTCCCAAAATGATTATTTACTGCTCTAAGACTAACGGAAGCGTTCGTTAATTTTCCATATTCTTGCTCCGATAACTCTTTTCCGGCTTCTAACATATCAAATGCTATAGATTTTAGTATTTCTGATCTTACTCTATCTCTTGCCACTATTCTGTTCCTTCATCTGTTCCTATATTTTCGGGGGGTCTGCCGCCTTCACTAGGGTTGGCCGCAGAACCTGCTATATTTGCTGGTACTCTTATATCTTCAGTGCCTTCTATATTATCAAAACCAAGTCTTTCTCTGGCTTCTGCCGGAGTAATAATTCCTCCATTTACTAGAGAGGTATAATAAGCTGCTGAATCTCTCAACTCTGGTTGTAGTGCAGGAATATCTGAGATATCCTCTTTTATTTCAAATCCAAAGTATCGTTCTAGTCCAAAATTTAACTTTCTTACAATCGGTATAATGGTTTCTAAGTAATACATTCTCATATTTGGACGAATGTTTGCATTGTTTCCCGAATCCAATAAAATAGGAGGTACTCCTAATGCTTTTAATATAATTTTTTCATTTTCTGCAATCGCTTCTTGGAAGTCTAAATCTCTAAAACTTGTATTAGAAAGTTTATCTACTTCTATACCGCCGTCAAGAATGAGAGGTCTTCTTCCTCCTGCTGTTGGATTATATCTGGCTTGCCACGATACCATCATACGTTCTTTAATTTTTTCTGAAAGAGTATTTGGTGATTTAAGTACTAAACCCGGTATTGCTCCATTCTTGAAAAAATTATCTTGAAACTCTCTCATATTCTTCATAAGTATCATTGTGCGAAGAGCAGGCTTTAAGCGAGAGATGCCTCTATAAATAGAGTAGAATGAGTTATCCTTAATATGAATAATCTCATCGGGCGAATAATCTACTGTTTCATTAAAAGTAAATTTTTCAATATAAGTATCTTTACTTGCATGAATATTCATTTTATTTGCGGGTAAATGATATAAATGAACTCCATCAAAATAAATAAATATGTTACCATCAAGTAAGAAATCAGTAATTAAATTACGACGAAAAGTACTAATATCTTGAAAAGGGTTAGGTTCTCTATTGAGTAGTAAATCAACTCTAGAACGCTTTACTCCTTTTACTACACCTTTTACACCTGTTGCAGGAGGTAGTATAGTAGTAGGAATTGCAGCTGCATCATCTACTATTAAATTAACTCCTCGATTTACAATTTCTAAGTCTTCATAAGCTTTTTCATAGCTAGTAAAGTTTTCTCGGGTATTTTCTATTTTATGGTCAAAATACTGTTGAGCAGGATTTAACTTCTCTTCGACTTCAACAGGTTTTTTGCTAAAAGGATTATACCAAGCCATGTTTTTCTCTTTGAATCTTTACCCAACGCATCTGCTTTGTAGCTGTAGTCAGTGCTGGATCTTTACCGTAAATTGAATGAAGTTTCAAATGATGAGTATGACACAAAGTAGCTGTGTGATCATATAGCTCAGCATGATGCTCTTCTATAAAATCATCCCGAAGTGCTTGAATATACTCGGGATTGTGATTGTTATCTTTTATCCATTTGTTTAACAAAGGTGTGAGACTGTAAAAGTGGTGAAAGTCTAACTGCTCTGTTGCACCACAAATCTCGCAAGAGGAATCCTTTTTATACTTAGATTTTGCCTTATCTCGTACATACTTTACAATATCACGTTTTAACTTAGGCATTTTCCTCTGGTTCCTTTATTTTTCATTTAAAGAATTATATCTAGTTTAAGCTAACTTGTCAATAACTATTTTTGAGCTGGTATCATTAAAAGGATACATTTGAGATTTGAAATGAATATAATCCGTATCGCAACGCATCTGCCATGTGAGATGCCATGTTGTGTTTAGGTTTTTCTTTCATTAGATTTGGGTTTGGGTCCCACTGATATGCATCTAAACAACTTAATGATTGTCCTGCTTCTTGGTCAACAAACAGTACGTCGTTTTCAATAATTCCTGATACATGTCCAATTCCGTCAAGTACGGACTTTTTAGCGTTGATGGTGGAAATATCGTAGTTCTGCGCGAAATCAAAGCGTGTTTGTTGAGCGGCTGAATCAATATAAATGAAATCAATATCCCAGCGGTCAATGAGCTTCTGGATTTCGGCAGCGTGCTGTTCAGTAGTTCTCTCAGCATCAAAGTATTCGTCCACCAAATAGTATTGTTCTGTATCCCAATCATACGCAATAACGCACATTGCTGTCGGGTCTTTGTAACCGACATCCAAGCCTGCAAAGACATCCATTTTACTAGTATCGAGTTGAGAGAAGTCTTTGACTTGAGTTTCAAAGTTGAATTTCCAAATTTGTCCTTCATAAGTATTAAAATCAGCCTCGTACTCTTGTTTAAATTCTGCTTCTGACATTGACTTTCGTGCTTCGTCAATATCGCTTTGACTCATTCTTGGATTATCTTTGTAAGTTGCACGTATACTACACCATTCAGGAAAGTCGTCGGAGAATCCTCTATAGAAAAACTCAGAAAACCAGTTATTACGGCCACGGGGAGTAGATATAAATATGGCTTTAGAATTATCTTTATCAAGTGTAGGGCGCAGTGCAACATTAAAGGCATCCTTTCCATCGGCTAGTGCCGCTTCGTCAAATATAATTAAATCATAAGAACGGCCTACGCAAGAATCTACCTGATTTACAGAACCCATTCTTACAGCAGAACCATTTGAAATTTCAATCACTTTGTCTTTTGCATTATCTTTTGTAACCTCTAGATCAAAGTGCTTAATTAAGTTTCTTTGCAGATCAAAAGAGATCTGAGACAAGGAATAGTTGGGAGACATGATTAAAATATTGGAACCAGGCACTAAAGACACGAGCTGTCCTATAATGTTGGCTATGTACGTTTTGCCTTGCCGACGGGAGACGGCAGCAGAGACAAAACGATATTTAGGATTGTTAATCGCATTGATAATTGCTATCTGCGAAGGCAACGGTGTGATGTTCAGCAAATCCAAATAAGGATCAACTGGAAGTTTTAGAAATCTTGTCTCAGATCTGTAATCAACTAACTCTTCCGAAAGTACATCTTTTCGGCTTACTTCAACTGCCATATTAATCTTCTTCTTTTATTAGTGTCCAAATGCCATAGCCTAGCCCTACCCATGCTAAAAGTTTTGCTAAACCTCCGAGTAGAATTACGGAACCGCAAACTCCGATAAGTACAATCCCATCCCAAGATGTACGTTGTTTTAATAACTTACTTAGATACTTCAAGTTGTGTACCTCTCTTTTTATGTCCGTTCCATGCTACGAAACCTGCTAAACGTAGTGCCCAATATGCTAAATAGTTTAAAGCATAAAAGCCGTTTACCTCAATACAAATGTCTCTAAAAAGACCATCCATATATTTTTGGTCATGGTATCCAATATTACTACCGTCTTTCTTCATGAGAGTAGCATACTTATAACCGTAGTCATGAACTAAACCACCCATTAATAAAACCCCTACTGGAGACAGGAAAGTTGCTAAGAACTTAGGAACCGAAGCTCCATCAAATTGAAAACCCGCAGGGATTTTATATGCTTGATTGTCAATCCAGTAGTGGAAATCTTCTGTAATTACCCACTGACGTGTGCCAGTAAGCCACATTAATATTGCACCCCAAAAACCTTTACTTGCTGTCTTAATAGGTAGCGGTTGCATCTTAGGCATTGTAGTATATTCAAAATTAATACGCTTTAGATCTGGTTTATCTAGTTTATTAATAATATAGCTAACTGCAATTACTGCAATTACTATTGTCCATTGCCAAAATGTTACTGCTAAATCTAGTATTGTTTCCATTATTTTTTACCTTTCATTGCCTGAGTACCAAAGAAGGCTGCAACTATACCAGCGACAGCTACAAAGTATGTAGGTGCCATATCTCCTAAGGTATCCTGTGCTTGATCTAAGCCAGCTAGAGATGCTAGTACGACTGCAAAAGGGTATAATAATAACCCTCCTAGTGCAAACCAAGTCATGTTACGCTGTGCATCACGCATAGCATCTGCATCTTCTAACTCTTTACGTTTAAACTCGAGGTACATTGCCTCTTCTTCTTTTGATACGTTTCCATCCCCGTTTGTATCTGCAGGATGATAATTAGTGTCTTCTACCATTTTACTTTATCCGCCCAGTAAGCTGCTGACATCTTACCTCTTGCTATATTCTTTCTATGTCTTGCCTTGAAAGATGCGCGTTTCTTTTTCATTCGTGCTGACTCTCCAGCCTTCGGCTTCCCTGCCGTTTTAGCTCCCTGCTGGCCGAAACGAATAGTTTTGATTTTAGACCCAACTTTTGCTACAACAATATGGGACTTTTTAGGGTGTCCAGGAGTTCTACGAGGTTTATTAAACCCTTTTACTCTTGCTCGTTTAAGTCGTGGATCTTTTTTACGTCCACCACTTTTTTTCTTTCTTGGCATAATTATCTCCTCTTTCGTTTCATAGTAGCTTTGCGTTTTCTTTTTACGAAAGTCTTTACCATTGTAGGTTTACCTCCAGGATTTCCTGCAGCTCTTTTTCTACGAATAGCTGATTTTTTCTGCTTTGTTGTCATGCGAGCAGCTTTTGATGCTGGAACGCATTTTGGATAACCTTTTCCTTTTGCCTTTTTTCTTCCGCAGGACTGATACCCTCCACCTTTTTTAGGCCTAGAAATATCTACCCACTTTTCTTTAAACCATTTACTGAGTCCGCTTTTACGAGGTTTAGCCATTATTTTCTCCCCATACGGTACTTACCGCCTTTCTTCTTGTATTCTTTTACAAGATAAGCATTTGCATAGGCCGAAGGGTATACCTTAAACTTTCGTTTTGTGGCTGCTTTAACTCTTGCATATAGTTTTTTATTTGTAGGAATAGGACGTTTTTTTGCTGTCTTTCTTTTCCTTTTACGAACAGCCACAACGATGACCTTTTTTCTTCTTTGGCTTCTTCTTCTTTGGCCTACCTCTTTTTGATCCGTATGTACCTTTACCTGCTGGCATTTTTCTCTCCTTATGCGGTATAATACCGCCTAGCGTTTATAGCTGAAGAATTTAAGTTTAGTTACTAGTTGGATTTTTAATACTTGTTGAAATAGGTTTAACTACTTTCTTGGGAGTAGTTGTGAACGTTTTTTTAGGTTTACGTCTTTTAGGTACAGGCTTAACTTCCCCTGTAAAAGTGTATGCTTCTTCCTCAGTATTAAAACGTTTAGATTCTCCGCTTTCTTTGCGACCCCACCATTTACCTCTTTTTAAAAATACACTCATACTATTAACCTAATTGGGTGATCAAGGTAATTATGACCCCCGCCAGGAACATAATTACTGTTCCACCTATACTTACCATGCGAGTCTCTATTCTATTAAGAGACGTTTCTACATCCTCCAAACGCTGAAAACAGGTTTTCCAACGCTCTTCGCACATTACTTCGTGAGCAAATAGACCTTTTTCAAGAGCTGTTACTTTATCATTCTGTTCCATCTTTAAGGAGTTTCTCCATCAACTTACCATAGTTACCTTGACCAAACGGAACAGCTTCATTAATCTGTACATTAGTTTGGTTTTTGATATTGCCGCTCTCGGCTTTTGCTAAGTCTGCTTGCGCTTTGATTTCATCCATACGCATTTTATGAGCCATTTGTAATAAGTCAGCTAGATCCTTACTAGAGTATACTCCTGATTCTTCTGCTTCTTCTAACTTTGCAGCAATCATGTTATCTAGTACATTGCCAATATTGTTTTTATTGCGATAACCTAAGTCTAAGTAAACAGTATCAATGTACTTTTTTACTTCGCGCTTATTTAACACTTCTACAACTTGTGTTTCCGGCACTTGAAGATATTCACATACCCCTCGTATGTTACCGAACTGTAAATAACTATTTGCTATCTCCAGCCCTTCAGGTGAAATTGTAGTGAGTTCTTTTGCCATGTTTCGTATTATACTAAGTTAGGGTTGTATTGTCAACACTTATTTTTCGTAGGTCTAATCTGCGAGCGGGTTATCAAGTGCTTTTTGTAGTTTATCGCTAAATCGTTTTTCTAGTTCTTTTAAATCTCTAGCGTTATCAGACATTAAAGAGTCTCGTCTTGTTTCAAAACGTTCGCTTGCTTTATCAATCATATCTCGTACTTTTTCTTCCATATTTCGGGCTTTATCTTCTACGCGGTCTGCTTGCTTCTCGATACTAAGAATATCATCTCTTAGTCCAGATTTAATATCTCGTGTATATTCTATAGCATTGTCGAGCTTAGTTTCAATAACTTGGTTTCTAGCTTCTATAGCATCTACATCAATGTTTTGTACAATTTCTTTCATATCCATGTAATCTTTGTAAAACTCGAAACCAGCCCAGCTGGCACCTCCTAGTGTTGAAAGAGCAGTTAATATTACCGCCATCTTCCCGCCTTTAAATGTCATTCCTGCAATTTCAAATTCTGCCATTTTTTATTTTTCCTCAACATCGTCTGTGAATTGAAGCTGACGTAATTGCATAACCTCACGCTGTAGCTTTTCTACTTCTAGACGTTTCTTTGTTAGCTCCAACTGATACAGAGTGTTACAGTTGATACGTTCTTTTGGTCCACCGATAGGAATATTTATCCTTGCGTATACTCCTACGTCTCGATATTCTTGATCTTGTACTTCTTGAATTTGAGTAGCAAAAGGGCTATCACCCTGTTCAATAATACCAACTACTCCAAACTCGAAATTCGTAGAGGAACCTATAGCATTCTGACAATCAACGTTGCCTGATCTAATTTTATCTTGAGCATGGGTTTGATTCGACTGAGGGATGTTCAGATTCAGTGATCCTTGTCCCCATGTCGAACTACTTACCAGTAGTGCCAATAAAACTATCTTTTTCACGCTTGCCTCTTATTTTATTTTTGAACAAATCCTTGATGCGAGTAATGTCGGTGCACTCTTACCTTTTAGGATTTTCGATTTAGTGCAAATATAGTGTGCTTTTTCTTGATCTGTTTTGCGAACATAGACCTCTATATCTTTATGATCTAGATAATCCATTTGTATGATTTTGCTTTCCGTTGCAAATTTGACAGGCTTCCAGTCTTTATCGTAGACTGAGACTGAATAATAGTTGACATCCTTTCGACTATTGAATAAGTGCATTTCTGCTTTGAGAACTCCTGACATATAAGAAGTCTCTAATGTAGGATAAGTGGGGGTTAACTCATGACTCCAAACGAAGCCATGAGTTAACACACCAAGTAATACAACCCAGAATTGCATTACAGTGCAATACACTCCGCAGTTACAGTTGCCTGATAGTCTCCACCAGGGAAGGACTTATCATAACCGTAGTCTGCAGATGAAGTAATATCAAACCAAACGCTGCCTTGCACATCTAAATCATACTCAGTAGTGTTATTATACTCTACTTTGTTTGTCTCAAATGATGCCATTGACTCGTCTGAAGTCTGACTTACTGTTACACTGCCTGTCCAGTTTACAACATCATTCAGTCCAGGACTGCTTGTAAACTCTTCAGGATAACTAATCTTGGCTTTGTAAAGCTCTGCGCTAATAATATCGTAACGAACTACAGGTACAACT